CATTACATCAATTACTTCCGATGCTAAAGTCTTGGCGGCACGATATGAACCGGCGTAACAGGAACATTGCATCCGGGATTGTGATAACCCGCTCCCTGAATGTGTATAATCCTTGCCGGGCGATACTTTGAAAATTACGCCGTAAGGGTAATCCGCCTGCTGTGGGGCTACCCGTAAGTAGTAATCATCTGCACTTGTCGCTGTGGAAGCCGCCAAATAACTCCGCATATCCGGCTCAAGCATCATTTCACCGCCTTACTTATTGCATCGGCAATCATTTTCTCTATTTGACTTTTGTTGTTGTCTAACGCCGGGCGCAGGTATGGTTGAGCACTCATCTTTTTTGTGCCAAATTCTACATGAGGAGCGTAGTCTACATTCGTGCCGACCCTGGCTTCATCTTCTGATTCAACTTTGAAGTTGATAGAACTCCGCAAGTTACCGGTATCAACGGGTGATAGTAACACAGCCGAACCCTGGACGACCATAGCCGCACCGGTTAAGCCCATCCGTTTAGCATCACTAACGGACTTGATATACTTGTCACCATACCATTCATAGTTTTTCAAAGTTTCCTCAACTCCACCTGTAAGAACCTGTCCATGTCCATCGGATTTTGCACGAACTTAACCTCGTAATGGTCATCATCCCGTCTTAGTTGGTCGCCCACGCTCACGGAAACATCTGCCGAACAATAAAACTTAGCATCGGCAAATTCATCATGTTTATCAGCAGATAACCTTCTGTCACCTGATAACGGACGGAACCTGCCCGATACAGCTGTGCCGGTAGACCAATCCTCTGTGACGTTACCCCAACCGTCCGTGCTTGTTTGTAATGTGTGTAATGTCCAACCCGGTTTCATCCATTTATGAATCATTGTGTCACCGCAAATCTGGTAATCTGCCCCGTAATAGAACGCGGATAACCACCCTGCATTTCTGCATACGTTACAGAATAATCACCCAGTGATTCAGACTGCACCCCTGCCGGTTTATTCATCTGATGCTGTATCATCTGCGCCGCCGTCAATTCGGAACCGTCCGGGTATATTGTTTGCAACTTCGTGACCGTGGCTGTTATATCGGTAGAAGCAGTAACCGACAAATCCAGCACCGACATGGATTCCGTCCAGTTCTCGTATTTTTCGGTAACGTAAATATCTGCACTTGTTGAATTAGACAACGGCGCAAATATTTCGTAATACCGGTTAGGTTTCATCTGATTAACCACCCGGCGGGCAATTATCCCTGCTGTGTCGCCGTCCTTCAACTCGATCTCGTATTCACTATCACCAATATCAATGGTCATGTCTTCGTCAGCAGACAGACCGGTCGTTTCGATATTGATTTTAGTGCCGACGTTAAAGGGTTTATTCCTGATATGTAAATAATCAGACTCCACCTGCGGGATTAATGATACAATCCATATATCGCTGTCATTGTCTGATATATTTAAAATATTTTTAACATTACTTAGTGTCGTGATAGCCATTCAGTCACCCCCTAAACCTCTCAAGCCGTGTCGGACTTACCCGGATAGTCTGCCCTATACGATATTTCGGCTTCACTTCCGGGGATGGTTTTGGTTTTTCGACTTTTACTTCATCTTCGGAGGTGTCTTTATATTTCTCTTCGATTTCCATGTCACCCCTCCTTTTTCTTGACCGGCTTCGGTTTCGGCTTGTTACCCTTTAACCGTTTGTCCTTCGGTGTTCCCTTACTTGGTTTGCCGCCCATATAATCAACTCCATATACTAAAATGCAGGGCATCATATAACTGACCCTGCCACATCTTTCGGCGGGGGATCATCGTATAGTATCCCCCGTTTCGTTCGGTTATCTTTTTCCAGAACTCTATCGCCGGATTACACTCGTAACATTCACCGTAAATTGTCCTCAGTCCCATATTGCCGAAACCCTGATCGAGTAGAAGTTGCACGGCACGTGAACCATACCCCTGCCCCCGACAACCGGCAGACAATATCAGACTAATTTCAGCTAACCCATTTTCCCATTCAATGTTTGTTAACCCGCCAAACCCGATCAGTTCCTTGTCATAGATCGACCAGTAGTGATGGTTAGAGTTCCGGTTACAGATAACCTCATCATAAAATACCCCCTGCATTTCCTTCTTCAGAGGGTAAGGGGTTCTTAGCGCGTATAAAATCTCGTTACGCCATAACCTGACCTGTTCAACATCTTCCCTGCTTGGGGGTCTAAGTTCTAACCCCATGTCTTATTCATTTCCATTACGGCACTTATCGCACCTTCGTATTTATCGGATACGCTCTGCTGATTGCGAATCAATGCATCTGATTCACGTTTCCGCGCCTGCATCTGCTCTAATGTTTTTTGAACCTTTAGATCCCATGCCTTCTGTTCTTCGTATTCGTATCCGTAAATATACCGGGTCTTGAGTAAATCTGAATCTGTTGGTAAATACACATCAATACCTCTGCCTTTGGCAATGCCGAGGTAATATTCACATGAAGGACGCTGTTCGTTATATTCACTCATTACTGCCATATCTACGCCATAAACGTGAATTTCCTTAAACCCTTCGTATATTGCCAGGGCAATCATAAACGATATTGAGTTGGTAAAATACCCATCCTTAACTTTAGTTTTAAGACGCGGTATGCCGAACTCTTCTACTAATTCGTCAAGCGGGAATTTTATAGATGTCGGAACATCGTCATACTTTTCAATTGTGTAGACCGGTATTCCGCAGGTCTTTAACCATTCCAGATGGTCAGCACCGGGAAAACCGTGCAGGTCGTTAACTTCCCATTCGCTTCTCTGGTGTATCTGGAATACCCTGTCTGTCCTCGGTATAAACTTATGCAGGTTGTTGACCGACCATATTTCAAATTCAGGATTATCATACGGTGCTTGGTCACGCGAACCTGCAAACCCGACTATTGCAACCTTTTCCTTTTTAACAGGCTTTTCAACTTTTAATTCTTTACTCATAATTCCCTCCGTTTTTAAAGATAGGGGGCCATTATAGACCCCCTTGTTTTTAGGTTGAATATGTAACTCTTGGCATACGGAAAGGCAAAACTGCGACATGCCTTACCATATCAGTTGCACCATCGCTTGAATAGAAATGGAGGCGGACAAACGTCTGACCCAATCCAATATCAGACGAGCCGGAACCAAATCCACCTGTGCCAGTCGAACACGATACGCGCCCGAACTGTGCCGATTCAAACGGGCCAATAACCCACTGGTGCAACTGGTAGGCAGCGGTTGAAGCCATCTCCAACTGATACCGACCCTTGCCCTGCTGCCAACCACGCCGTGCTTCACCCTCATCAACTGTCAATATGGTTGCGGTGCTGGTTGCACTCGCACTCCATGTAACAAGGAACGCGGTTTTATCATCAACCGGGATACCCACATTGAGAAATGCTGTTGATGCCGTTGTAATATCAGCAGCGGGGGTAGTTGAACCACGAAGTAAAAATCCCCCGTTTTCGGTAGATACAAACGAAGTCATACTCGCGGCTGCATTTGCTATCGACACATCAGTCGATGTGCTGGTTAATATCTTAGCCGCACTATTGCGCACTAAATCTTTTCCTGTTGCTACAGTCATATTATTCTAACCCCCTTTAACTCGAAGATGAGATGGTTACTTGCACTAAAGCATTGGGATCAATGACCTTAGCACCGTAAACATGCAGACCTTTTACCGCATCGCTAAATGCATTTTCTGGTCTGTATGCTTCCATCTTCACAATTTGCTCAGCAAAACTAATCGCTCTGCTGGTTCCTGCCATAGCTCTATGTGACATAGCAACGGCAACCGGCCCGGTGGACAGGTTGTTTGACATAAAGATATTAAAACCGAACGCCTTACCTACGAAACCCTCATTGTATTTGACATTCGCATCAATGGAACCTTCGGTTTCCAAGATAGAGCCCAATACAAGGTGAGCATGGAACCACGGGGGTATTACTAACCAACGCCCCGCTGTGGGGACATTCGCCTCATCCATTCTACGTGCAACCATACCCAACACATTCAGAGCACCTCCCGTATTTGCTTCAGTTGATGCCCATGTAACACCGGCATCGCTATGAAAAGCAGCGATAATCCGGTCGCTTGCATCGGCTAACCCATAAGCAGCCTTCCGCATTGCTTCACCCATTAGTTTTGGCTTGGTTTGTGCATTATCAACATCATCAATGTAGAACGCAAAATACTTCGCCTTGTCTATTTCCAAGACAGTTTGAGCATCTGCCAACTGTTGGGGTGTAATAGATGTGACATTAGGACTATAATCGTTGATAGTAATATCGCCTACAGCATTAATCTTAACCTGATCGCCGTATGCTGTAATTTCTCCCTCGTAATCCCTGTTGCACAGGGGAACGAGAACATGTGCTTTGTCCAATTCCTGGAACAGCTTGGCCGACCAGACTGTAGGCACAAAATTACGAACACTCATTTAATTCATCTCCTTTACCAAGATTTCATACTTTCCTCAATTTCCGGGAGGTTAGCAGCTACTTCTTCTGGTGACATATTTGCCGCTTGCTCCCGCGTAAAAAAGGATTTTTTGTCTTTCGTCCCCAGTTTCGGGGTTTTGCTCTTTAGCCGTTCATTGATTTCGGCTTCCAGAGCCTTCTGCCACTGTTCTTCTAAAACAGTTATCCGCTCGAAAGTATCATCAGCATCGTCACCCAGGATGTAGCCGGCAAATTCTGTCGGGAGTTTCCTGATGGCAAGTTCCTTTTCGGCCTGCAACTTCAGTCTTTCCCGTTCAAATTCACTGCGTTCCTTTTCAAACGCTTCGCGATCCTTAGACAGTTTCATTTCCTCACGCTCTTTTTCAACCTTGAGCCGTTCGGTTTCACTAAGTTTCGCCAATTCCTCTGCTTCTTTACGGGCTTCTGCTGTTCTCTTTTCGAGTTCTTTTTTGTGCTGCGTTTCGAGTTCCTTGAGTTTGCGGCTGACCTTACGGTCACTTTCCTTCTTAACCTTTTCCTCAAGTTCCTCTTCAGTCATTTCTATTCTCTTGACTTCGTCCTCTGCTTCTTCCTGTTCGCCCTTTTCCTCAGTTCCTTCTTCTTGCGCCTGCAAGTT